GCATCGAGAACGCCTAGGCGCCTCGACGGTAATCATGTGTTAGCGAAGGACTATGTCCCTCGTATATTCCCGAACCAGGACTATGTCTTTGGTTCGAGAACATTTTCGATCCTCCAGATAAAGTCTGGAGGGTCGAATAATCTTAGGTCTCCCACTAGGAGATCTAAGATTTTAGCGAAGAGGGTCGCCTGGTTACAAACCAGGTACGGCCTCTCCCGTAATAAGGCTCTGATCTTCTCAATGAGGAGATCTGGCGATATTAAGAGAATAGAGGATTGTATCCATGGAGTCATTGACTCCCTACTTCTCTTTGACCACACTCTTTTCTATGAGAAGAGTGGGTTAAAGATCATCACACACATTGTGCGGATGATCTTGACCATCGGGCCCTATAATTTAGGGCAGGTGGTTTCATATTGGAAATCGTTGTGCGATTTCCTCTATAATCAAGCTGCTTCATTTGAAGAACAGCTTGTTAGACCGGGAAGGGAAAATCCTTTCTCGGTCTTACTCCCCTGGCCCAAGATTCAAAGAATATTGGACGGGGATCTGGACAAATCTCTCTTAGAGGGGTTTGCCCATTTAACCTCCACACGGCAGATGCCTGTGGGGGATAGAAAGAAGGAAACTGAGTCAGTGACCCAGTTTTTCACTTCTATAGAGGAGCCTTATCTAGTGGATATTGGCTTCCTAAACCACATATTCCAGGTATCCCGGAACATTGGTCAAAAATGCCTTTCCTTTGGAAAGGTCATTACCTACCCGCACATCTCAATGAGTTGTGCAGGTAGTTACTACCAGACCGTCAAAGACGGAGGTAGGGGAAAGGAAATCAGAGATTCCCTTTCTGAACATCTACGGTTTCGTCCGAGCTCGGATGAAAGTGTTGATACACCCTTTGGATGTATGCACTGCCCTAGTGGGGAACCTAGATGGAGATATTGGTGCAGAGATACTCCGTACCAACATTACCCGGATATTGACTTCAGTGAAGTCATCACCGGTGAAGTTTTCAACAACGAAAACTTATACTACCAAGGCTTCGATGAGGCCATTGGTAAGCAAATAATGGTAGTCGCATATCTCGAATATCGAGATTGGTCACAGACCGGACTACCAATTCCATGCCGAGTTCTAGCAGTGCCAGAACCCGGATTTAAAGCTAGAATTGTGACCACTGGTCCATTCTGGCTTAATGTCCTACAGCAGGGATTATCCCATGCTTTAAAGGACATACTGAAGAACCACCCCTCAGTGAGGAGTAGTCTTCAGAAGACTGATCAGGCTTGGCAATGCCTTCACCTGATGTCAAATAAATCCTACAAAGTAGGGTTTAAATGTCTATCATCGGACCTCAAAGAGGCTACCGATCATATACCGAAAGAAGTTGGAATCCAACTTCTATCGGGATTCATATCAGGAGTCGGTCTCAGATCGAACCTGATATCAACATGCCTGGAACTAGTGTCTAGTAACAGGTGTTTTATCGGCCACGGGCTTGTCTCAGAGAGACAAACCCGAGGGATTATGATGGGAGAACCCCTTACAAAGGTGATTCTCTCACTATTAAACTTATTTGTAGAGGAATCCGCAATGCGGCTCTACTTAAGTATTCCACCTGGGAGGGTCTATGACTCCCCTAAGTGGAGAACGTACCACGTGGGAGGAGATGACCATCTGGCCATTGGTCCTCTCAAGTATCTTAAGAGTATAACCCTGAATCACATAAAATGTGGTTCAGTTCTCTCACGTGGGAAACACGGTATTTCCGATAAAGTCGTGAAATACTGTGAAAAGGTAATCGACATACGCAAAGCGTTGTCGACTCCCTTTGATGTCAGGAGAATCAATGATTCCACCCTGGCATATGAAGCCTCGCCTTTTATAGACTCTATAAAGGTTAGGCTTTTATCACCGCTTACTAAGAGTTTCGAAGTAAGTAGTGATAGAAATGTAGCCATTGGAAAGGGAATTTCCCTGGGTAGAACCCTCAAATGGCTA